TATATTTCATCTTACCCTTCTCATATGCTTCATATTGTCCAGAAGCTTTGACTACTTGTTCAACACTTCCTCTACCCTCAGCAACTCTATTAAGAATAGATGCAGCGACAGCATATTGATCATCACCTGGTCCCGCTTCACCACTAATAGCGTATGCCAGATATTTGTATTGTTCATCTGTGAGATTTACTCGTCCACCTCCACCCTGAACATTTAAACCTGTACTACCAGGTGACTGTCCAGAACGTAACTCTCCAATAGAGGAACTTGACGTAGCGCCAGCATCACCACCAACAATGGCAGACGTGCCTAATGCCATTCCAAAACTACTGAGGAGTCCTAATCCCAACCCCTTCAAAATAGCTTTACGTTTCTTTCCAACTTCTTTCTGCAAATCCTGTTGTCTCTTATTAGGATCTCTTTTCATAGCTTTAGAAAGTCCTCCACTTTTCTCCTTACCAATGTTTTTTTGAAGAGCGTCTTCCTCTTTAAAGAGTGATCTGTCCTCTTGTCGTAAAATATTTTGTCTTCCCTGTTGTGACAAATAGAATGCTTGATATAGTTCATCCACGTCTTGTCGTAAAATCTCTACAGAAGATGTCAGATTCGCAAAAGATTGTTGTAATGTATTATCTAATGAAGGTGATGAATCGGCAACGGACTGTTGTGGTGAACTATCTGGTTTTACGGTATCTGTTTGAAAGTCACCATCAACTCTCAAGGTGGCAATCAATCTTTCTAAATCTACCCTATTCTTCTCAGAAATTTGCAGGCTGTCCTCAGATTGCATCACAGCAACCTGAGATGTTTTATCAATCTCGTTAACTCTGTCAAATAGTTTGGCAAGAGATACTTTAGCCATTCAATTTTCCTTCTCTCTGTTGTCGTTTGAGGTTTTCGGTTTCGATATGATCCTTAAGAAGTGCAAGGTAGATTTCTCTCTCCCAAGGCATCATGTTTTCAATCTCAGTCAAAGAGTATTTATGGTATTGCATGAGAGCGAAATTAATCTTGTAGTAAGATTCTAAATCCTCTCGTGCAATACTTAGGCGAAAAAATCCGCCAAACCCTCAAGAACAACAGTATTTGTTACACCAGTATTTGGATTCTCTACTTCAATAGAATGTGACAATTTAGGCATTGTTGCAAAGAACTTTTCAACATCCTTATATTGTCTGGAATTAAGTTGTTCTACGAACTGCATTCTTTCTTTGGCAGAATACTCACTTGCATCCCATGCATCTTCCTCAGTATAGACGGTATCCATACAATCGGCAATGACCTTGAAACTCTTTTCGACCACTTGTTCTGGTGTCATCTTGGTTTCAAAGTTGTTTTCGATGAACTGAGTCAGAGAAGGATACTTCATTCTCAGAGTCATCTTACCATCAAGTTTGATGTCTGTTGTGTGTCCTTCTGGTTTGTTGACTTCAATCTCATCAACATACACAGTGACAGGAACCTCAGTGGTGCCATCATCAGGACAAGTGACAATGATCTTGATTGATTCACCGATTGACTTTGCACGAATATTCAAGAAGATATATTCAATATCAAACGTGGGTAAAGAGTCAACCTTAATACCACGAGTCATGATGCATTTCTTCAAAACATCCTTCACTGCATTCGTGATATCGGATTGATTTTGAGATTCGAGTGCCAGAATCAGAACCTTCTCTTCTTTTACCAAGAAGGGTCGATACTTTACTTTTTTTCCAGAAGATGGCAAAGTCAACTCATACGTGGGAGTTGCGATAGTCGGCAGTGGCATAATGAGTTATTCAGTGTGATTATTTATCAGGCAAAACCAACCCCAAAAGGACCAGTGTTAGATCCGTCAAAGAAGTCTCCACTATTAGTAGCGTTTTGTTTATTGTCTCCAAAGTTATTATAATACTCGTTGGTTATAATGTTTGTTTTATAGTCAAAAGTATATGGAGCTGGATCCTGATTATTTACTGGAGTATCTAGAGCGCCAGTTTCTGGTAGATTTGTGATGGTTGGGACCACACTATCTGTAGAATTACTAGTACGATATCTATCATATGCAAGTTGCACAGATAATTTCAATACATTAGATTGACCATAATTTACTTTCATCGAAGACATGTTTGTAGGCCAAACATTGATGAATTCATAATGTAATTGACTAGACTTGATGTTATTGGCTGGAATAAAAGATACTTTTTTCTTAAAGGTATCTCTTTCATATTTGGTGATATGAATGATTTCTTTATATGATTTTGGATATCTTAATCTCTTGAATGAATTAGACGCTTGTTGTCCAATTGTTGGGTTGATATAATCCATCCAACTTTCAAACACTTCAATCATAACATGATCAGCATCAACATAAAAAGTTAAGTTGAGTGGTGGATAGTCTCTCAGAGTCGCGAAAGACTCTTGGACACCCTGATAATGACCAATAGCAGAAGTGGCATTATATGCAGTTCCTGGAAGTTCTGCCTCTGTACACATCAGACTCATCTTTTGTTGAACATTTAGTCCATCATTGAGAGAAGATCCAGAAATAGAAGATGGCACCTTAAACCAATTCCCCATCTTCCCGAAAGAAAATGTGACTTGATAAAAGGTGTCTAATGACACACGACCTAATGTGCCTTTGATTCTATCAAGTGGTTCCTGATATATCTGACCTTTAGTGGGAAAAGACACAATAAATAATTGGAAGTATCTATAGTATGTATGAGTTATAAAGGGGTATTTAAACCTTCAAACCCAAGAAAATACAAGGGTGACCATACTAATATTATTTATAGGTCACTTTGGGAACGTAAGTTCATGGTCTATTGTGACTTGAATGAAAATATCATGGAATGGGCATCTGAAGAGTTCTTTATTCCATATCTTGACCCGACCACGAATCGTGTTCGCCGATACTTTCCAGACTTCTTTGTCAAATATCAAGACAAGAATGGAAAACTTCGGAATACGGTGATTGAAGTCAAACCAATGAGAGAGACTGTCAAACCTGTTCAAACCAAAGGTAAGTCTAGAAAGACAATGTTGACAGAAAACATCAACTATGCAAAAAATCAAGCAAAGTGGAAAGCTGCAAGAGAATTTTGTGCTGATAGAAAGTTAGAGTTCAAAATCATGACAGAAAAGGAACTCGGAGTATGAGCATCCTACAGAACATCACCAATAAGATTGGAAACCGTAGTCGCAGTGGTGATTGGTTTCGCACACAGTTGATGGAAGAGTTGGACAATGATCCAAATCTCAACTTTAATGATATGGATACTGGTGGATTTTCACCTGGTAACTTATATCAGTATACCTACAATGCGACAACGGGACAACCATACTATGACATGTATCCTCTCACATATGTGATTGAGATGCAACCTGGTGGTTTTCTAGGTTGTAACCTACATTATGTAAAACTCAAGAGAAGAGACGAACTTGCAATAAGTCTTCTAAATAACTCAGCACAAGGTGCTATTGCAGTACCTCGGAATACACTACATCGATATTTGTATACTGGAGTCAGAGGCGTTCCCTACAGAATTCCAGAAACGGAATGGAGTGACGTTGCTCAACTCCCAACTGAAAAATTTGTTGATATGCGTGGAATTGTGATTCCTAAACATAAAGTATACACGAAAAATTAATGTCAGTTCTTAAAAGTCCATTCTTTACCGCTTCTGGCACATCAGAAAATCAAAATCTGGTGACTCAAAATGTCGATGGCATCGAATATGTTGTAGGTGTAGAACTTAAGGGGATCCCAGTTGATCCAACAAATTCTTTATGGAACACTATTGTTACTTCTGATGAAGCTGTATCTCCATTCAACATTATAACAGGACAATCTGGCAAAAATCCAATAGATTTTCTTGCTCCAGCTGAATTACAATTTAAATATTTTGACGAACAAACCGCAAAAAGCAATAATGGATCATCAGATCCAAAATCAATAAGTTCTTCTGATTCTGGTTTTTATGGTAGCGGCGTCGTAGGCGGACCTAAACAATTTCAACAACCAGGCACTAGTGGTTCTTATGGTGCATTGAATCCAAAATTGGGTCGGAACGCATCACCAGATGCACTTGCATATCCAATTGATATCAGCACTGCACAAGACCACTTGATGATTAAAAAATATAAGTATTCATCAAGGGGTGAAAGTGTAAATCAAAGTGGTCCTGATGGGAGTGTTGCTGGTGAATATGCTGGTTTTGCAATTTTACCAATGCCAAAGGTCAGTGATTCCAACGGTGCAGAGTGGGGTGATAGTGATTTAAACGTTTTTGGCATTGCAGCTGCTCAATCATTAAGTACCGTCGTGAATAAGACGAAAGACGCTATAGGTGGAAGTTTCAATATAAACGACGTACCACAAAATATAAGAGACTTTTTTACAGATAATAAAGTCAGGTCCAACGCTGAGGGAGCTCTTGCTGTAGGTGGTGCATTAGGAGCTAGTGCTCTTCTTAAAACTATTGGTGTTAGTATTGAACCAGATACTATCCTTGCAAGATCTACAGGTTTCATTGCAAATCCTAACGCAGAACTTCTGTTCCAAGGTCCAGTATTAAGAGACTTTGGATTTCAGTTTCTTATGATTGCGAGAAGTCAAGAAGAAGGTGATATGATTCGAAAAATGATTAGATGGTTTAAAGAGGGTGCTGCTCCAAAATATAGAAATGCAGCCTTACTTGGAACTCCAGATATATTCAGACTTAAATATGTGACTCCCACCAATCCTGGGATTTTGAATCGATTCCATGACATGGCATTGAGAACAATCACTGTAGATTATGCACCTGATGGATTCTGGAGTGCATATGAAGATGCACATCCAGTTGCATGTCGTATGAGTCTTCAGTTCACAGAATTAAAACCAGTTTATGATACCGATTATCAAATTGGTCCATTTGCAGATATTGACCAATATGCAGGTGCTCTTGAATCAGCTAATGGAGTAGGTTACTAATGACGTATTCAGGAAACAACAGAAGAAACGCAAGGTCTTATTTCAGACAACTTCCTGATCTGGAATACCCCTCCCTCAGTAATGAAAGAGAGTCAATTTATGACTATAATAGAGTCAAGAACTTTTTTCGCAGAGCAGTCATTCGAGATGACATTCTTGAGTCTTATGTAAGTTTTGAAAAATACCTGGTTCAAGGTAGTGAGAGACCTGACAACGTGGCTTATAAAGTGTATGGTGACTCTCAACTAGATTGGGTTATTCTTCTCGTTAATAATATCACCAGTGTCAGAGATCAGTGGCCAATGTCTGAGGGTGATTTCTCAAACTATCTGAATGACAAATATACAGAAGAACAACTGAGTTACATTCATCATTATGAGACAATGACGATTTTGGATGGTCAAGGAAAACTGATTCAACCAGCTGGTTATTATGTCGGACCTGATCATTCTGTGACATTCATTGATGATGGCGTCAATAGAACAGAAACTAAAATTAAGTCAGTTTCTTACCTTCAACATGAAATCGCACAGAATGATGCGAAACGGGAAATTGACGTTCTAAAACCAGAATTCCTCACAATTGTTCTCAGAGATCTTAAGAACATCATGCAATATGATGTTTCTAGTCAATACATCAGTGAAAAGTTGAAACGAACAGAGAATCCTAGAATTTCATCCCCTAGATAAAAAACGATCCTGGCCACTCAAAAATGGCCAGGATTTTTTTTAGCGCTTTTTTGTAATCAAGAAGCGATTTTCAAATCACTCCTCAGCCAGTTTAGCGAAGTAGGACAGTGCATCGTCCTCATCCTCACTGGTATTGGAGGGTGTGATGTCAGGGTCATTGAAACCACCGCCAGAGGACGCAGGAGGCGTCGAAGACTTGAAGTCAGGGGTGAATGACCCACGACCTTCAGACTCGTCTTCCAGATCCTCATTGACGCGACTACGGGAAGGTGCATTACCCAGAACGTAGTCCAGACGCTTCTTCAGTTCGTCATAGGACTTGAACTGATCAGGAGCAACCAGTTCTGCAAGAGAGTATTCTTTCTTCCAGATGGCTTCCATTGC